GATGCAGATGAGTTTTTGCTGAACACCCCGTCCTATACGTATGATCTGAGGAAGGGGATGCGGGGACGGCAGGAACACCGAGCGACGGACTTCATCACGAAATGTACCTCTGTAGACCCGGGCAGCGAAGGGAAAGCTATCTGGGAACAGGCCGTCCGGCAGTTCTTTACCGGAGACACGGCGCTCATCGACTACGCCCAGGAAATCAGCGGCCTGATGGCCATCGGCAAAGTCTATGTGGAAGCCCTGGTTATCGCTTACGGCGACGGCCGGAACGGCAAGTCGACCTACTGGAACTCCCTGGCCCGCGTCCTTGGCAGCTACTGCGGCGGCATCTCTGCCGATGCCCTGACGGCAGGCTGCAAGCGGAACGTCCGTCCGGAAATGGCAGAGCTGAAGGGGAAGCGCATGATCATTGCCGCCGAAATGGAAGAAGGCGTCCGGCTTTCTACATCCATCCTGAAACAGCTCTGCTCAACGGATGAAGTGAGCGGCGAAAAGAAGTATAAGGATCCTTTTAAGTTCGTACCGACACACACGCTGGTTCTTTACACGAATCACCTGCCCAGGGTGGGTGCCAATGACGAAGGGACATGGCGGCGTCTTATCGTCATGCCCTTCAAGGCCCAGTTCGAAGGGAAGAGCGACATCAAGAACTACGCAGACTACCTGGTGGAGAAAGCCGGTCCTGCCATCCTGCAGTGGATTATCGAAGGGGCGGAGAGGGTCATTGCCAATGAGTACCATCTGACGCCTCCGCCTTGTGTGCAGGATGCCATCAGTAAATATCGCGGGCAGAATGATTGGCTGCGTCATTTCCTCGATGACTGCTGTGATGTGGACTCTGCCTTTTCCACCAAGTCGGGGGAACTCTATACGGCTTATCGGGCATATTGTCAACAGATGAATGAATATACAAGAAGCACGACAGATTTTTATGCAGCACTGGAAAATGTCGGCTTTGAGCGGAGGCGGAGCAAAAATGGCCGTATGGTCTATGGCCTGCAGGTAAAAGTGACGGATTTCCTGGATTAGAAAGTAAAGGTGACGGTCGGTGACGGTCATTTCATAAACTCTTCTATAGAGATATTTTCCTAAAAAACAGTCCTAAAGGAGAGTTATAGAATAGACCGTCATCGACCGTCACCCGGACCTAAATGAGGTGATAAATATGCAGGAAAAAGTAATCGAACACCATCTGGTGATGGAAACGGAGCAGGCTGGCGGTAAGGCATTGAAGTTTGTTTCACCGTCATTCGCGGGTATGCCGGACCGCTTAATCCTATTGGCTGATGGGAAGATGGGCTTCGTGGAAGTAAAGGCGCCGGGGCAAAAGCCGCGGCCGTTGCAACTGAAGCGACATGCCATGCTGCGGAAACTGGGCTTTCAGGTATTCGTCTTGGATGCCATAGAGGAAATTCCGGAAGTGCTGGAAACCATCGCCCACGCACCTGATGGGAAAGGGGGCGACGGTGCATGAAGGTGAAAGTGACTTGTGACTGGTGCGGTAAAGTCTTTGAGAAAAATGCCTGTAAAATTAAA